CCCGCTTTGACTGCCGTATCGCGATCGAGAACTGTCCATCACAGAGTACCACCGAGGAGGCAGAAGAGCCTCGACGACTTCCTGAGAGATGGAGTCACTAGCAGACGACAAGTCAACAGTCGCTAATCGGCCTGTTTTCGAGCCGAGTTTCGCAAACTGCTGGTTGACAGCCTGAAGAGTCAGATCGATCCCGAACCTGCGAAGGCGCTTGCTGATCATTCGTCCTACCGATAGCTGGAACCATAAATTAATTCCAGGCTCAATAGCGATAACACGATCAGTTTTTGCCGACTTAGGTACAGTTACAACCCTGTTCCCAGTTTGGAACGTTGGAAAACCACGCTCCAGCAAATGGTTAGACCACAAAGGATATGAAGCCTTCATGGCCGCCACGGGGATTAGGGCGTACAGATCTCGTGTGATTCCAGTTTCATTCTGGAACTTATTAACTGGACTGGCGAAACGACGCTTTATCAACGTCGAAGCCCCAGGACCCCAGTCTGGCATCGAGACAAACTCTTCCGAGTCGAACTCGCCGAGCATTTTATCAATTTTACGAATGACTGCGTTATGCAGCCACACGGCCCGACCCCTATATAAAGGATCGGAAGATAAATTGCGAAAGCGAGCATTCGTCCGCTTGCAGAGAAGCTCAAAATCATCGAACTTCTCCAGTGCAACTTGCTCCCGGTTGATATCCAGTTTCAATTCCGGATATTTACTAAGGAATTCAGTAGCACAGTAAGCAGCCCGGGCATCCACCACAGAATCATAGTGGAGGGGATCAAATCCCAGGTCAACTAACTGCGCATGCTCTCCGTATTTGAAGAGCATGTATGCAGCAAGAGACTTTGGGCAATCCAGGGCAGAAAAGTAATCTTCGATTGCGCGGGCTGTGACGCCAGGCGCTACACGAAACTCCCGCATTCCTTTAAGGAACCGGGTGTCATACTTATTATAAGACATGACGTTCTCCAGAGTTTACACCAATTAGACCAGAACCTAACGTATTTCTGCGCTAGGGGCTCACTAACTCTTCCGAGTTAGTAAGGCGGGTCAAAATTAGTGACGGCGGCGATCAACGGAGAGCCCGTAGCATCTGTGGGCGAACCGTCGGAAGCCGTGATGGTTGTCGCGAACAGCGAACGCAGGTGGTTGAGCAAGAGTAACCGCTCAGCCGCCGTAGAACGCTCCGGCAACATAAACTCCATCACCACCGTGCAGTCATACGCTTTCGTCGGAGCCGGCTGTATGCCGGTAGCCGTCGAGGCGCTGGTCTGCTCGAGAGTGGGGAGAACAAGTTTTACAGTTACCTTGTACATCCGCGAGGTCTTGGTAGGCCTGCGTACGCCAAGGGTCAACTGCGGGAAGCCGATCGAGATACCACCAGACCGGTCCACCCATCGTGCAACGTCCGGCAGCAGAAAGCCGTCGGGGTCGAACGTCTTGTCGACACCAATGGTAGCGGAGTTTGAAAGCTCCGTGGTACCAAGGATTGACGAGGTTTTGATAGATGCAATAGCACCCATAATAGATACTCCTGATTCAAACAAGAGTCACGGTGTCTAGCGGTTAAAGTGAGGTCGATAATGACCCCCACTACTGAACAGAGCCACAACTAAAGCTATGCCATTTAGTGCATGAGTGATACTAACCGGGTTCTTAAACCGTGGCAACGGCAAGACGGGAAAGGTAGTAAGCCTTGTCCTATCGAGCTGTGTCACAGTCCGAACATAATGGCTAGTAGTCTCATATTGCACCGTAGGCGAGCCGTAGCCCTGCCATCCAACCGTAACAAAAGCTCTCTGTTTTGTGAACTGTGTCTTGAACCCATCCAAGAAGACCAATCCCTGCCAGGCTGTAATAGCCTCCAGGTATGGCCCGATCGGTAGGAACCAGTCAGCCACGAACGAGAACGGAAGAATTTCCCACGCTAGATTAATGGGATTTGTAAAACCCGACTGCGCCAAAAAGGCCTTAGTGTGGTCGTCAACTCGGTACCGTAAGCCAATCCGTGTAGTAGTACGACTAGAGATGATTGTTTTACCTCCAGTAATACTCGGATAAGCCCAAAGAGCCAAATTGGTTGCCGACTCGGTCTTCGTTGTCGCACTCGCTGTCACCTGGGAGATCGTCCGATCCGAAAGTATTAACTTAGGGACGGATTCCATCAAGCCGCGTACATCCTGAAGTAGGGGCTTCCAACCGTACTGCAACTCTAGCCAGTTTTGGGCTACAGTGTTAGCAGACGATAGTTGCATCTGACGACGGG